ATCTGATTATAATGCTTTAACAAATACTGTTGTTGTTTGCAAAAAGCTTGATAAAAAGATTAGCAAAATCGTTGAACCATTTGTAATTAAAGTTCCAAAACTTGTTGATTGGCAAGTAAAATCTTATATTAAATTAATTTGCCCAACTTTAACTAATGAAGAAGTTGATTGGTTTTATAAGGTAACAGATGGTGATATTTATAGAATTGTCAATGAAATTGATAAGCTCTTATTATTCCAAGCAAATGAAAGAAAAGAAATATTAGCAGAATTAAGATATGCTCCAGATAGTGATTTATATTCTCTCACTATTTTTGAATTTATTGAAGCTATTTTAGCTAATAAGAAAGTAGTCATTTTAGATTATCTAAGACACTCAAATACTACATTTGAATTTATGTCTTTGGTTAGTATTGCACTAAAGAAGGCAAAAGATATTTTATTTGTCACTAAAAACAGTAACAAAACTGCTACTGACCTTGGCTTAACTGCAAAGCAATTTGGAGCAATTAGCCGTATTTATGCAAGTTTTCCAGAAGACAGATTAATGGAACTAATTGAGTTTTTATCTAAAGTAGACTTAAAAGTTAGAACAGGCGTGCTTGATATGTCAAAAGATAACTTAGTAGCTTACTTTATCACAAATGTAATTGATTAGGAGACAAAAGATGCCAGAGAAAAAAGAAATAAAATATTCGTTTACAAGAGTTGATTGTTATGAGCAATGCCCATTTAAATATTTACTTAAATATATTGATAGTAACTATGTATCAATAAGTGCTATTGCGCTTGATGTTGGTACTACTATTCATGATAATGAAGAAAAAATTGCTAATGCTATTAAGAATGGCGAGCCGATTGATTATGTAAAACTTAAAAATGATTTAATTGTCAAAATGGCTGCTCTTGAAAAAAAGTTTCCAAAAGACTGGAACGAACCAGATAAAGTAAATAGATATTATAAAGAAAAATTCTTTAGTTATTTAACAAGTGGTATTTATAGACTTGAAAAATATTGTAAAGACCACCCAGAACTTGAAATTGTTGGTGCTGAAATTCCATTCAAAACAACTATTTGTGGTAAATTATTTGGTGGTAAAATTGACCGTTTATTTAGAAATAAAGTAACAGGTGAATATTTGTGTCAAGATATTAAGACTTACCCTACAGAAGTTGAAGAAGAACACCTTACAACACCTCTTCAATTTGTAGTTTATACTGCTGCTATTAAAGAAATGTATAATGTAACTACTGATGAAGTAAAATGTCAATTTGATCTTCCATTCTGTGAAATTTCACAAGATGCTGGCACAAATGGTTTCATGAATCGTGGTCTCAAAAAAATTGAAAAGTTATTTGAAGGTATTGATAATCAAGAGTTTAAGCCAAAGCCAAGCCGATTATGTTATTGGTGTGAATATAGTGCTACAAAACCAGATAATCCAAAGTGTAATCATTTATGCCCATATTACATGCTTTGGACAAAAGACCAACCAAAGAATTTTAGTGTTAATGAAAAGTGGGAAAGTCTTGAAGCTTATAGAAAAAAATTAGAGGAAACAGCTGAAAAAACTGTATAATATAATATGAAAAATGAATTATTTGACATTGTTGTATTAGGTGCCTCTGAAGAAGGTATTGCCTTATGTGAATACATAAAATCAAAAGCACCTGAGAAAAAAGTAGCTTTAGTTAGTAGACATTTTAACTTTGTTAAACCACATAATAAACTTGCTGATACAGAATTAATTCAAGGTGATTCTGCATTTTCAAGTTTTATGAAAGGTATGGTTATTTTAACTCTAAAAAACAGAGATATTGTCTGTGGTAAAAACTTAGTTATTGCTACAGGCGCGACACCTGTTAAAACTTCTACATTAAAGAATAATAATATTTGCTATAACCCAAGAGACCTAAAATTAACTTCAAAATTAAAACCTGCAGTTGTCTATGGTAATAACACAGCAGCGGTTAATTATTCTCTTGCTTTATCTAAAAAGTTTAAATACATTTATTTATGCAGTAATGGTTTTACTTTAAACTGTGACACAAGATTAGCCAGAAAGCTTAATAACACAGCAAATATTGTTCACTTAACAAATTGTAAAATTACAGCATGTAAGAATAATAAAGAAGGTAACTTGTGTGAAGTTACATTAGACACATATAGCACAGTCAACTGTTCAGCACTTGTTATGGCTTTAGGTAGAACACCAGATGTTAATGGTATTGACCTAAAAATGGTTGAATTAGACCAAGATAATTATATTAAGGTTAATTCTAATCACCAGACAACAAAAGTGCCAAATATTTATGCAATCGGAGAGTGCACAAAACATAATACAAAGAGAAGTATTATTACAGTTGGCAGCAGATTAGTGAGGTAATTTATGTTAAAAATCGATCAAATCTTAGACAACAAAGTTAAGTATTTAACTCTTTTAGCAGATCTAAATGTTGACTTAACTGACTTTACAAAATATTTAGATGCAGTAGATTATTTTAATAAACCTGCTTCTACTAACTTTTTTAGAGCTTACCCTGGTGGCTTATGTCAACATGCTTTAGATTTATATAAAGAATTAAGCATTTTAGCTGACGCCTATTTCCCTGGTAAATATACTAAAGAAGATATTATTAAAGTTGCTTTATTTAAAGATTTATATAGAGCTGAACTTTATGAAGGCTATGATAAAAATGTCTTAGAAAATGGAAACTGGGTAGCAACTAAAGCTTATAAATATAGAGATAATAGACCTACATTTGGTGATTTAGGTTTTAGTTCTTATATGGTTGCTAAACATTTCTTTGATTTCACTGATGAGCAAATCGAAGCAATTACTCAAGCTGATTCAAGAGAAAGCTATAACGGTGATATTCATGATATTTTAAGAAGTTACCCACTTGTAACATTAACAAGAATGGCTGATTTAGCAGCTACTTATTTAGAGGAAAATTAATGAAAATATTAATATATAGCGATAACCATTTCTGTGAGCAATTTAGTATTATTACTAAAATGGGTGATAAATACTCACAAAGACTAGAAAATCAGATTAAATCACTTAACTGGGCCGAAGACTTGGCCTATAAAAATGGCTGCCAATATGTTATTTGTGCAGGTGATTTTTTTGATAAGGCAAATTTAACTCAACAAGAAATTACAGCTTTAAATGAAATTTCTTGGGCACCATGCTGTGCACACTTCTTTTTAGTTGGCAATCATGAAAGTGAAGAAAGTGATTTACATTATAATTCAACTGAAGCTTTACTACAAGACAGTAGAAATAGGTTTATTGTAGCAGAACCAAGACTTTTAGAAGAACCTGGTTTTGAATTAGCTTTTTTACCTTATATCAAAGAAAGCTTGAAAAAAGAAATTATTGAATATTTCCCAGAACAAAAAACTAAAAGATTATTAATTTCTCATAATGATTTACTTGGTATTCAAATGGGCCCAACTGTTTCTGCTGTTGGTTTTAAACCAGAAGATTTAGCTTCTATTTGTGACCTATGTGTTAACGGCCACTTACATAATGGTCAAAAAGTTAATAGTAAAGTTATTAACCTTGGCAATTTAACAGGCAAAGACTTTGGCGAAGATGCTTTTAGATATAAACATAATGTAATGTTATTTGATACTAATACATTTACTTATGAGCTTATTCCAAACCCATATGCTTTTAATTTCTATACTGTTGAAATCAATACAGAAGCTGATTTAAAAATCTTAGATAAAGTTGATGATAATGCAGTAATCAAAGCAAAATGTAAAGCTGAATTAGTGCCACAACTAAGAGAAGCATTTGAAAAGAATTCTAAAATTATTGAAACAAGAATATTTATTACTAGAGATGTTTTAAGCACTGAGACTGATGGTGATCTCACTGATTTAACAGTTGATGAGAATGCTAAGTTTGCGGAATGCTGCAGAGCTAAATTAGAAAATACAAAAATTCTTGAAGAAGAACTAGCGGAGGTTTTAAAATAATGTCAAATTTTTTAAGCTTTAAAAAAATTATTATGCATAACTTCGGTAGTTATAATCATGCTGAAGTAGACTTAACTAATAAAGGTATCTGCGCTGTTTCTGGTAAAAATAACTTTAAAAAAGATAATGCCTTATCAAACGGCTCTGGTAAAAGCTTAATCTGGAATGCTATTTGTTTTACTATTACAGGTGAGACTTTAAAAGGCGTTCACACAGACCTTAAAAACCGTGATATTGATGAAAATAAAAGTTATACAACATTAATCTTTAATGTCAATAATGATGAATACGAAATTACAAGAAGCATTGCACCAAAATCAGATTTACAAATTATTAAAAATGGTGCTGATGTTTCCGGGCTTACTTTTAGAGAATCTGAAAAAAAGCTTGGTGAATATTTACCAGATTTAACTAAAAACTTTATCGGTTCTATAGTTTTATTAGGCCAAGGTATGCCAAACGCTTTTAGTAAATTCAACCCAAGCGGTCGTAAAGAATTACTTGAGAATTTAACTAAATCAGACTTCATGATTGAAAATATTAAAAATAAAATTCAAAGAAGACTTGATACTCTCAATACTTTAATTAGAGCCCACGAAGATAGCTTATTACAAGATAGAACTAAGCTAGCAGAGTATAAAAGACAGCTAGAAAGTGCCACCTTTGAGCTAGAAAATACAAAAAAACCGGATTTCGAGTCTGAAATAAGCAAAAGTAAAAAGCTTTGTGAGAGTATTGATAAAGATATTAAAGAACTTAGCAATGCTAAAAAAGCTAAAGAAGCAGAGTATTTAACAGCTCAAACTGAAACAGCTAATGTTAAAACTGAAAAACAAGCACAAATAAATGAAATGCTTACAAAATACAATAATGCTGTTGGCCCAGTTAGAATGGAAAAAACAAAAGTAGAAGTTACAATTTCTAACTTAAATAATGAAATTAGACGTTTAAAATCTATTAAGGATGTCTGCCCAACATGTGGCCAAAAATTACCAGGTGCTGTTAAGCCAGATACTACTGAGCAAGAAAATCAAGTTAAAACTTTAACAGAAAGCTTAAAGCCAATTCAAGATAGACTTGCTGATATTGAACAAAATAAAACTAAATATAATAAAGAAATTGAAGAAGAGTTCGCTGCAAGAGAACGTGAAGCTGCTAATAAAGCTGCTTTAATTAAAAGAGACCTCGATCATATCATTGATGAAATTAATGATGATACTCAAAGCTTATACACAGAACAATCAAGACATAACCAAATGGTTATTGATAAAGAAAACTGGGAAAAGCACCACACTGCTCTACAAAATTCAGTTACCCAGCTAAATGAAGATATTAACAAACTTACAACAAAGATTACTACAACTGAAACAAGTAAGTTAGACTTAGATAGTAGACTTGCTGTTGTTAAGAAAATGGAAACATTAGCAAAGCGTGATTTTAGAGGTTATCTATTAACAAATATTATTACTTATCTTGATAAGAAAGCAAAAGACTATTGTGAAATTGTCTTTGGAACAAGAGACCTAAATGTTTATCTTGATGGAAATGCACTTGATATTTCATATCTTGGAAAAATGTTTGATAATTTATCAGGTGGTGAGCAACAAAGAGTAGATGTTATTCTCCAATTTGCAATTAGAGACATGCTAAAAACTTATCTAAATGCAAGTGCTAATATTCTAGTCTTAGATGAAATTACTGACTTCTTAGACAAAAAAAGTTGTGCTGCAATGATGACTTTAATTGAAAGAGAGCTAACTAGTATTGAGTCTGTATTTGTTATCAGTCACCATGCTGATGAGCTAAACCTTCCAATTGATTCTGAGATTAAAGTAGTTAAAGACACAAACGGTATTAGTTCTATTATATAATTAGCTAAATTATCTACCAAAGCGCTGAAAATCGATTTTGGCGCTTTTTATTGTATAATAAAAAGTCTATAGAAAGGTAATATAATATATGCAATGGAAGAAAGATCCTGACAAAAAATATACTGATCTTTGTAAGTACATTGATGCGAACATTGTAAATATTGCAGAACCTGGGAAATATCCTGATATTGAAAATACAGTTTATAACTACCTATGATTAGTTGTAAAAGCATTGGCGATTAAAAAGTGTATGTTCAATAACTTCCAAGATTATGACCCATATGCATTTTACTCTGCTAACAGATTATACTTTGCACTTAGAAAGAATTATTTAAATCAGGGCAAAACAATTAAAGGTAAATTAATTCGACCTATTAAATCATGCTTGAATTATATGAAAGCACTTTTGTACCCAATGAAAATTGAGTACCAGAATGAAACATTTAGAGAAATTATCTCAGAAGAATTTGTTTCTAAAAAGTTTGATGCATTTAGCTTCAATGAGCAAATGAGAGAAAGTGCAAAAGCAAGCCAAGGTATTAGTGAACAATTTAGAGATTATATTAGAAGCTCATTTAATAATATTGGTGATTTAGCTGATAATGTTTTAAAGAAATCACCATTTGGCCCAAGAACACTTGATTATAAAAAATTAAAGATTTCGTTAATGCTGAATGCAATTAACTCATTAAAATTAAAGAAAAAGTTAGATTCAGAGTTACAGACAGTTATTCTATGAAAGCTTCCAAAATCAATGTCAAACTATGTAAGAATTTTATTAAAGGAATTTTACTCAGAAATTAGAATTGAAATTATGGATTGTTACGAGGCAGTTGATATGGATGATGCTGTCATTGATAGAATGCTTCAAAATGCAAATGAAGACAGGGAGACCTATGAAGACCAGTATTAAAGCAAATTTAAACAGTTTACACTTATCAGATATTTATTCATTAATGTTGTTTATTATCTATAGGCTACAAGATATTCCAGAATATGCCGTATTGAGCGAATTATGCTACTTACTGGATGGAAATAACTTAACAAGACTTCTTACCTACTTTGCAGGCAAAACAATTAAAATTCCAACAGAAGAAGAATTTACAACTATGGCAAATGCACTTCTTCTCTACCAATATATTAATGTTGATGGAATGACACTTGTTGATGCCCAAGCTAAATTAGAAGACGTTACTCCAAAACAAGTTGATAAGATTACAGAATTATATTTACAAATCTTACCTATAATGCGCCAATATAATATTGATAGGAGCCAAATTCAACATGGTTAAATTTGAGAAATTCCCTGAAGAAGAAAGAAATTTTGAAACTAGGGTTAAGTTCATTAAAGAGATTTTTTCTAACAAATATGAACAATATCAAATTATGGCACAATGCATTACTCACAAATTAGATAGGTCTTACGAGTCTTACTTAAAAGACATTCACAAAAGTGCATGGCAGCTTGAAGGTAAAGACCCACTTGCTGTCTTAAAACAAATTGATAAATAGGAGATTATTATGGCCAGAAAATACATAAAACGAATTACAGAAGATGAATTTAATAAGTATTTGAAAATGAGAGCAGGTATCTTCGATCGTATAAATAATGAAGAAGCCTGAGCTAAGATTTCAGACCAAGAAAAAGCTCGATATGAACGTGATTACTATGCTCTTGAAGTTAAGCTATTTCATACTTTAGGTTTCAAAGATAGTGAAGTTTCTAGTGCTAAGTTTTTAGATGAAGCACAAAATAGATTTGAAGTCTATCAAGAGTTAGTTATGGCTGAAAGTAAACGACTCAGAGATCGAAATAAAGATAAATATAAGCAGCATATACAAGAAACTATCAAATATGTCAAAGAACACCCAGAACAGTTTAAAGAAGCCAAAGCACAAAAACTAACTAGTTTTGATAAAGCTTACCTTGAACTAAGTAAAATTAATAAATAGGAGATATTATGGCACAAGAAGCATTAATTGAAAGAGAAGATGAACTTTATATTAAGCTTTATAAAATTAAAAGGTCAGCTGATATAATTAACAGCTATATTGCGGATTTACCAAGTGAGGACTGAGATGAATCAGCTGAAAGACCTATAGCTTTTGAAAAGGCTCTTGAAGAGCTTATTTCAATAGCAAAAGATATTCATGGCTATTCAGCCTTATTAGCTGAATATATAGTTGGGCAAAGTGTAGAATTGCCAGCAGATCCAACACAAGATCCTGTGCTTGAATCACAACCAAAAGAACCAATTGGTAAACTTTTTAAAAGGCTAGTATATTTTAGAATGGTTTTATATACAATTTATGTTAATTATTGTGGGGTACAACAAAATTTATATGCTGGTGGAGCTGATGGTGAGTCAGCTTGTTGTGATGATAAAACATTTGATAATGAGCTTAATAAAGCATTAGGCGATATATATGATATTATGGGTCTTCAAGAAAATATTTTAAACTTTTTAAGGCCAGACCCAACAAAAACAGATAAATAGGAGACAAATTATGGCACAACCAAATTTAGTTAATGATGTTGGAGCATTATTAAAGCTCCCAGCAAAAGTTATTTCAGAAGTAATAGATAAAGCAAACCTCTGCATTGGCAGCATTATTAGTGATGCTAAACTTGCAGGTGAACAAACAATTATTATAAATATTGGAATTGGAACATTAAGTGTTGATTTAATTGACATGCAATGTAAATTCGTTCCAAGTAAAGATTTAAAAGCAGCAATTAAGAATGGCTTAACAGAAAGTATCGACCCACTTGAATTAGCCTTAGAAAAATCTTTAGCTGACAAATTATTAGCTGTTTGTGAAGAGGTAATCTAATATGGCACAGGTGAATTTTGAACAAATTGTATCACCTGACAAAAAATCAGAGCCAAAAAGTGATAATGTTAATGCATTAGTTGAAATTGACACTCTTGGCTTAAATGCTGAATCTTTAGACTTATTGAATCAACTTATTGCTGAACAAGATGTCAATAAAGCAAAAGACTTAACTTATTTATTTAATATTAACCAAAACAAAAAGACAATGGTTAGATTAGATAGATTAAGCGGTTTACAGGATAAATTAGTTAGTTTATTATTTAAGAGAGTTGAAGAAAGACCTGATGAGATTCCAACTCAAGAAGTTATGCAAGCTTTAAAAATCGTTCAAGATATTATGGATCGTGGTTTAAAGCAAGTTACAGGAACAGAGCAGGCACCTCTTATTCAAATTAATCAACAAGATAACTCTGTTAACGTTGGTAAAGGTATTACAAATGCACCACGTGAATCAAGAGAAAGAGTCAAGAATGCAATTTTAGAAGTTTTAAACAGTATTCAACCTTCTAATGATACAGAAGAAACAGAAGATAGTGTAGTAGATTTTACAGCGGAGGAATCAAAAGATGGTGACTAATATTAAAGAAATCTTAAAGCGTTTAGAGATTACTGAAACAGGTAGTTATGATAATCACTTTTATGTAATTCCTCTAAAAGACAGTAATGATTATGCAAGAATGTATTCAAAGCTTGACAAAAATGCTATTAATACAGAATACCCAAACTTTGCTAAAAACACAAGTAATGCTACTACAAAAATTACTAACTATTTTGAATTAGAATTAGACTCAGTTACTTATGATATTTTCCTCTTTGCTGATTTTGCAGAAGGTAAGTATTATGTAAAAATTACAGATAGAGCAGAATAATGATCTTTGAATATAGCGGAACAAAAACATTTAATAAGCTTCTGGAAATAGATGACTATGGAAACTGTGCTATTCTTGCTCATGGTTATTATTCAGTAGGTAAAGGTGCAAGATTTCCTGGTGACTACTATATGATAGTTAGAACTATTGATGGTATTACAACTATTCTTAAATGAGGCGCTGTCACAGACTTTACTGAATTAGCAAATGGATTTAGTTTAGAAGTAAAACAATTTAAGTATAAAGATACCTCAGTTAGACGTGAAATTGATATGTTTCTAAATGATAGCATGAAATTTATTGAAGTGTCTGAGGAAATTACTATTGAGAAAGCACTTGAGTCAACACCAAAAGATTATAATTATGTTGCAACATTAGAAAGGGCTGAAAATTAATGGAAGACACAGAAATTTTACTTGAAGCATTAAAAGCAGGGCATGTGCTTTACCCACTTGATTGCCCAGATGATTGTTATAGATATAAGGTAGAATGCCTATATTATAATAAAAATATGAAGCAATTTTATATTTATGTGGCAGATGGCATTGGTGAGCTATTTGCAGAAGATTATGGAAGAACTTGGAGCATAGTAGAATAATGGCACAACGTGAATTTTTAGAATATTATTATAAGGTAGAAAATCAATACCTTGAAATGAAAGCAGATCTTGAAGATTTTACCGTAGCATTACAAAATGGTTATATTACGGAAGATAAATTAGAAGAAGTTAAAGCTCAAGTAGCTGAACTACAAGTTAATTATAATAGACTAACTTGGGTAAAGGAACTATTAGATGAACCTAATAGAAAGAAGAAACAAGCTCATTGGGAGAAACAAAATAAGCATAAGCTTGACAAGCTTAGACAGGCTAAAGCAGATGATGCTTCAGTAATTGCTGAAAACGAAGCTCTGCTTAGCGGTATTAAGACAGAGCTTGATAAGCTAAAAGAAGAATAGACTTATAAAGTCTATTTTTTTAATAAATCATTAAATTATTAAATTATTAAAAATATTGTATAATAAAATAAGCTAAATATATTAGAAAGGATTTTTTCATGAAAATAATTACAGATATTGAAAAGCTTAAAAGTGCTTCTGAACCTTTAGAATTTCTTACTGAGAAGGGTATTGAAAAAGAAGAAGGCGATGAAATCATTACAAAATTAAAAAACTATTTAACAAAAGAAAAAGGTGCTGTTGCAGTTGCAGCGCCACAACTTGGAATTAATAAACGTATTTTCTGCATGAAGTTCCAAGATGCTATTAAAACATTTATTAACCCAATTATTACTAAAAAATCTAAATATGTCATTCAACCTGAAACATGTTCTTCAATGCCAGGTAAAGAAATCTTAATTAGTAGACCAGAAGAAATTACTATTGTTTACTATACAGATGAATATAAATATGAAGAGAATAAGCTCTTGGGTATTGCAGCCAGAGTTTTTGACCAAAATGCTCAATTATTAGATGGTGTTACTCCAGACTTTATGGGTGTTGTCACTGATATTGAAGAAGATGGCTCATTATGGGATGCTACTGACGACGAAATGGCACAGTTAAAGAAAATCTACTGTGACATTATTACTGCAAGAACTGTTAAAATGCAAGAAGCCGTTAAAGCTAACCCAGACCTTGAAAAACAGTATAAAGAATTACAATTTACAGAAAAAGTTATTAATGGTGAAGCTACTGTTGTTGGTAGAAGCGTTTCTAAAAAAGGTCAAGCTGTTGCAGCTCTATCTTTAAAAAGAAGCAGACAAGCCAGCCAATTAGCAAATAGAGCAGATAGAGTGCATTTTATTAATAAAAAGAGGAAATAATTATGCCAAGTGATGTAGAATATATTAGAGACTTTGATACTAGAATGATTATTGGTATGCTTGAAACTAGAGGTGGTGGTGATATTTATGCCATTGAATTTAGTTCAAGAAAAATTTTAGGCATTTATAGAAAAGCTACTGATGATACTATTGATTTTGAAACAAGACAAATCAAAACAAAAGGTAACTCAGTTGTTTCATTTATTTATGCCGCTTGGGCTAAGAACCCACAAAACCCTAAAAATAAGAGGTAGATACTATGGCAAATAATGAGAAGAAAATTATTAGTTTAGAAATTTCTGAACAATTACGTAAAGCTTTAAAAATTGAAGCATTTAATCGTGACCAAACTATCTCAGCCTTAATTAGAGATATTCTTGAAAAGGAACTTAAAGTTAAAAAATAGGAGGCGCTAGATGGAAGATTTAAAAAGTAAGAAATTGCTTGTAATCGTCGAGTCTCCAAACAAAATTGCACACATTAGAGATTATCTAAGAAAAGCAGGCTATCAAGTTAATGTTATGGCTTCTGTAGGTCATATCATGCAACTTGCTAATGGTGGGCCTTATGCTAATTCAGGTGTAGACCCTAATAAAGACTTTGAGTTAAACTTACAAGTTGCAGAAGATAAATTTAAAACTGTTCAAGATTTAAAAGCAGCTGTTAAAACTGCTGATTTAGTTTATCTTATGTCTGACCCTGATAGAGAAGGTGAAGTCATTGCTTGGAGTTTAATTAAGTTCTTAGGTATTCCAAAGACTAAAATTAGAAGAGCTGTGACCCATGAAATTACACCAAAAGCAGTTGTTAGTGCTATTGAAAACCCAATTAAGTTAAACGAAGACTTAGTTGATGCTGGTTTAACAAGATTAGCATTAGATAAAATTATTGGCTTTAGATTAAGCCCAATTGCTAAAACCTATGTTGGTGCTAAGTCAGTTGGTAGATGTCAATCAGTTGGCTTAAAATTAGTTGTTGATAGAGAAAAAGAAATTCAAGCATTCGTTCCAGAAACTTATTTTGATTTATACTTAAACTTTGTTAAAAATAAAACTAAATTTAAAGCTAAGTTTGCTGGTAATTATACAATCGGCAATATTGACCATTTAAAGACTCAAAAAGAAGTTGATAAAATAAAAGCTCATTGTACTAAAGACTTTGTGATAGAAGACATAAAACAAAAGATTAAAGAGGAATCACCAAAACCTCCATTCTGTACAGCTACTTTCCAACAAGAAGCAGCTAGCAAATTAAACCTAAAAGTCAAAGATGCAATGGCTGTTGCCCAAAAGCTATTTGAAACAGGTAATATCACTTATATGAGAACTGATGATACAGTTTTTGCTGAAGAGTTTATTCCAGTTTTACAAGATTATATTGAAAATGCTTATGGTAAAAAAGCTTGGACCAAACCACGTGTTGGTAAAAAGCAAGAAAATGCACAAGAAGGCCATGAATGTTTACGTGTTACTGACCCAACTTTAACTCCAGATAAATACAATAAAATTGATGCAAATGCTTTAAATCAAAAAGTTTATAGATTAATCTGGCAAAGAACTATTGCTGCTGCATTACCAAATGCTAAGATTTCTGAGACACAATATTTAATTGATAATAATGGTGAGAAATTTATCTTAGTCTCAAATGAAATTACTCAATTAGGTTATAGAGAAGTTTATAGCTATAAAGATGAAGACCAGCCTGAGGATGGCCCAGTAAAAGAAACTTTCAAAAAAGGTGAAGTTTTAAAAGACTGCACTTTAGAAGATATTAAGAAAGAAACAAAACCAAAACCAAGATATACTGAAGCTACTTTAATTAAGACTTTAGAAAAGAATGGTTGTGGTAGACCTTCTACTTATGCCACTATTGTTGAAACAGTTTTAAGTCAAACAAGAGGTTATGCTGAGCTTCAAGATAAAGCTATTGTTCCAACTGAAAGAGGTATGCAGTTAGCGGCTTTCTTAGATAGAGTATTCAATAATGTAATTAATCTTGATTACACAAGTGAGATGGAAAAGAGCTTAGATAAGATTGCTGCTGGTAAAGAGAAAAAGACTCAGTTCTTAACTGAATTCTACAATACTTTAGAAAATACAATTAAGACAAGCTCTGAAATTAATGCCTCTGCACAAACAACCGAGAAAGTTTGCCCAGAGTGCGGAGCGCCTATGGTTATTAGAAGAAGTAGATTTGGAAAGCTCTTCTATGGCTGTTCTAAATACCCACAATGTCGTGGTATTATAAATATTGATTAAGAATGGCTAAGTTAAAGCTTAGTCTTTCTTTTCTTTTATTTGCTAAATTAATTGATTTAATGCAAATTTTATGGAGGTAGCCCCAGTGACTAATTTAGAAGGTAAACAAATTAAAGCTGCACAAGCCTGGCTTCATGACGTATTTGTTTGAGGCGGACTTGCCAGTACTCCACAAAGAACTATCCCAATTGCAAGCTATAGATACATGTATGGAACACATCCAGACAATTTTAGAGCTACAGAGACTAAATATCGTGATGCAGCTAAAATAGTCTGTGATAATATCCGTCATAGAGTTTATGAAACTCAGCGTTTACAAAATTTAGAGGCAGCAATTAAGCTATTAGCTCAGTGTGCATATATTCCAGATATTAATTCAAGATCTGGCTATGTCATACCAAGCCTGGAGGATATTTATTCTTTTATTTGTTGGTTTTGCGAAACTAATAAACTTGTATTTAATAATAAATATACTTCAATTGAAGAGGTAACCCAATGTCAAAAAATTGGAATTGGTAAAGCTCTTTGAGATAATTATCTAATGCTAGTTGGTTCTCATATTCCTGAATACGACCCAGATAGAAAAACAGCAGATGATGAATATGATAGCGAAGCTGATGAGCAATCTAGCTCTGCTCCTAAAGCAGCTCCTGAAGCTTCAGCAGCTAAGACAACCTCAAATTCAGCTCCAGCCCAAGCATCTGCTCCACAAACAGCTGCTTCAAATCCAGGAAATCATAAATTATTCAGAAATAACTGTAATGGTTTAGTGGATCCACAAATCGGTAAGTTAACTAATATTTCTAATGATGGTATGGTTTATTGAATTGGTGGTGAATTTAGTAACAGCAATGGTAAAACAAAACCAAAATTACATGTTAGCCCACTTGCTAAGGGTAAACCAACTCAAGACCCATTGAAAGTTAAATATACTACCGGTCAAGGTGAAGATGACTGTATTTTATTTTTTGCAAGTGAAGGTACCGCTAAAAACTTTCTTGGTATAGCACAAGCTTCTCAGCCTGCAACAGTTAAATTCTTAGAAGTTAAAAAAGTTAAAGAAGATTCTAATGGCTATGTAGAAGTAGTTACCGAATTTGGTAACGCATATATTAAAGCTTATAAACTTCGTGAAGAAGTTGAGGAAAAGCTTGAAGAAAAAGTAGAAATTAATGAAGTTTCAAATAGAGAAATTTCTCAAGCCTTTAAAAATGGCTGAGCAAGAGACATTTAATAGGAGACCTAATATGAAAATCAAAAAATTAAATGAAGCTAAAAAATTAGTTGAAGAAGATGTTCTAGACCTAAATGGTTCTAAGCAAGAACTTGCACAAGATCTTCAAGATACAGTTAAAGACCTTACAAATGGTGAACAGGGTTTAACTGATAAAGAAGCTGAAAAAGCTGCTGATCAAATTACAAAAACTGCTGAAGAAACTGGTGCAGGTTATGTCGCATTTGCTATTAATAAAGAAGACTGGGAAGATGTTAAAGTCGTAAATACTTTATTTGCTACTTTAGATGATGCTTATGAAAACGCTCTTGAAAACATGGGCAAGCATCAAGTTGACGTTACTTCTAACGTTTTAGTTGAAGGTCTTCCAGGTTCAGGTAAAACTGCTATTGTTAATGCTTGGTGTAGAAAACATGAGCTTACATTAGTTGAAATGAACGCAACTGACCCAAAAATTGAAGCTGCTATTAATGGTCTTCCACTAAGAGACTTAAGAGCCCAAGATAATAATGAAAATGCTATTACTTATGCTTATGCTACAGATGATGGTAACTTAGGTTTATTATTAAATGATAGACACCCAGAATTAAAAGAAAAATGTGTTATGTTTGTTGATGAATTTAACAGACAGAAAACCGCACAATTAAGAAGACCATTTATGTCTATTTTCTGTAATAAAAGAAACGCTAATAATTCTTTAAACTTTGAAAAGAATTTATTATTCTGTGTTGTTTGTATTAACCCATCTGATGGCAACGGTTTTAAATTCCATGATGAAGGCGTTAGTGAATTAAACTCTGCTGAAAAAGATAGATTTAATGACCATTTAACCTTTGATTCAAATATTAATGCTGCTGAACAATACTGGAAGTGGCGTTTATTAAATGATCTCTTAGAAATGGGCATTATTGCTCCAAATTCAGCTGCATCTAAAAATCATGATGACTGGGTTGGCCCAACAAAAGCTTTAGATAAAGATGATTTAAAATATGCAAAGAGACTTATTAAAGCATATACCTTAGCTATGTATATTTTAAAGAATGTCACTAAATCAAGTGCATCTGAAGTCTTTTCTACAAGATCAGAAGCTCATGATGAATACATGCAAGGTGGTTATCGCCCAGTTACTGCAAGAGGTCTTGAAAGTGGTATTATGGGAGCAACAAAAGGTGATGAAAGTTCCCCAGTTGCTAAATTCTTAAGCTGAGTAGATAATCGTAGTAGATATTCAGAAACTAAGAAAAAAATGTTCCATGAAATTTTAGATGATTATGTTATGGATGTTAAAAACTTATTTAATATGTTTAATATTGATAAAACTCCACAACAAATTAAAGCTATGGCAGATGGTACAGAAATTCCAGATGTTTCTAATAATAGTGTTGATAACGATGCTGAATTAGAAGATGATGATGAAACATTCAGTGCAGAAGAAGAAAGCGATGTCAGTAAAGCAAATGCAGATGATGTCGAAGTTTCTGAAATTGATGACCTCATTAAAACTTGGAATAAATAATAAATATGAAAATTATCAAAGAAGCTGAACAAAAGGAAAAACGAGAGTTCGAGACAGATGTTGAAAAGAAGCTAAAACGTAAGATTTTAGCTCTTTTACGTGATGATGGAAAAGGTCATCATCACGCTAAGTATGCTAAAAGACTCGAAGACTTTATGCTTAAAATTGTTCCACGCTCAGTTAAGCCAGGCTTTGTTGCAGCTGTCAACTGAGAAAATGTTACTATTTATGTTAGTGACGGCTTTGTTGTAAATGACCCAGATATTTTTTATCAATTAAGCGTTTTAATGAGACATGAGCTAGCCCACTATATTTTACAGCATGATATAAGAATGGCTCAACAGCTAACTCAAAAATATGGTGATGTTTTTTATCAACACTTTAAACAAAGTAATTTACTTCATGCTACTTTAAATATTATCATGGATTTAGAAATTTCTAATAGAATTTATAAACAAGATGATGATAAAGTAACTGTTAGAACACTTCATGATAGTAGTAGATTTTTACCAGGCTTAGTTACTGATGAAGTAGCTAAAGATTGAGTAAAGATGACTTTACCAGAAATGTATAATGAAGTAGAAAAAGAAATTAAAAATATTAAGCAGAGTATTTTAGCTCAATGAGATATGCTTGACCAAATTGACGATGTTGCTGTAAAATATTCTAAAATTATTGGCAATCAAAATAGCCAGCATGCATATGTAAATACTCAGCTTGTAAATACTTTATATCAGCATATTAATTATAAACATCCAACAAATTTCTTTGGAAAATTAGATGAATTTATTGCTAATAAAGCTCCATATCATTTTGTTCCATATGATGAAGGTCGTGTAATGGCTATTTGTAAATTTGATTCATTACCTGATTTTTATCAAGAAATTGTTGTAACAATTAACAATGAATTTACCTCAAATAATAATTATACCAGACAAGATTTACGTGATAGAGTAATTGAAATTGCTAAAACTGGCCCACTTGATATTTATTCCTTAAAAAATAAGCAAGGTCAAGAAATAATTAAAATATATAATCCAGAAGAGAAATTTTTAGCAATTGATGCTTTAAAGGCAAAAATTCCAGAACTTGAAGAATATCAAGCATGGTATGCTAAGGTTCAAAAAGTCTTATCTGACTCAAAATATTCTGATGCAGATAGACAAACAATTTTTGATGCAATAAATAATTAGGAGGCGATTATGAAAACAATAAAAGTTAAACCGTATAATAAAATAATCGCTGAAGCTATAAAAATTAGTGACAATGGTTATGGCAGAGATAGTGTCAGCGGTCAGCTACAACAACGTCTTGTAGATGCTATGAGACTTGCTAAAGAATGTAGAAAAGCTGCTAAAGCCGCCGAAGATGCTGGTAAAGATGAAGATGCTGCTTGGTTAAATCAACGCGCTGAAGACTATGAAGAAGTAGCTGAACATTGAAATCAAGATTATTTTGATAATGGTAAAACAGCGAAATCAAAAAATGATAAAGTAAAAGAAGCTGATGAAAGAGCCAGTGATGCAGCTGATAGAGCAAAACAATCTGCCGATGCTGCCCAAAGAGCAGCTGATAATGCTAAGGAAGCAGCTCAGCAAGCTCAAAAAGCTGCAGATGATGCTTCTCAAGCCGGTGAAAAAGGTAATGAAGCCCAGGAAGCAGCTAATAAAGCAAGAGAGCAAGCTGATAAAGCTCAACAAGCTGCTGATGAAGCAAAAGAAGCAGCAGATAAAGCTGAGCAGCATGCACAAGCTGCCAAAGATGCCAAAGCCAAAGGTGATAAAGCAGAGGCAGAAGCAGAAGCAAATAAAGCAGCAGAAGCTGCCAGTGAAGCACAAAAAGCCGCCGATGAAGCACAAAAGGCTGATAATGAGGCTAATAAAGCTGCAGGTAATAATCAAGACTCTGAGGCTGATACTGAAGATGATGAATCTGATGACGAGATTGATTCACCTGATGTAAGTGATGGCGGCCTAAAAAATAACGCAAAAAATAACAAATCAAAAAATAAATCTACCAACAGCAGTTCTGAAGATAATTCAGATGAGAGCTCAGAAGATGAAAATAATTCTAACAACTCTGATAATCAAGATAATTCAGATAGCTCAAGTGGTAAAAGCAAGTCTAATAGTAAGTCTAGCAAAGATGATTCTAGCAATGGTGAAGGTGAAACAGATGACGAGCCTGTTGCCAATCCATTTGCAGATGAAGAAGATATTCCACAAATGCCAAACTTTAGTCAGCCACAAAATGCGCAAAAGCAACCAAGAGACCCAACTATTGATGAAATTATTAAACAGTTACAAAGCCTCAGTGGTGATGCTAAACGTGGTGCAGTTGATGGTCTTAAAGACTTATTAGCCGGTAAAAAGAACGAAAGCTTACAAGAAGACTTCAAAAAAGGTCTCCGTGAATTCTCAGATGAAGAATGAGATGATTTAAATGATGAGACTCTCGAAAGAATTGAAAGAGTTAAAAAGCTAAATACAGTTCCTAATCCAAAAGCTACAAAAGCTACGTTTAGTAAATGAGCTAATAATCCAATACATCTTAAAGAATTAGAAGATGAAGAAGAAGATAATATTAGAGATGATATTCTAAAAAGACGTCAAGCAGCAAAACTTGATCAATATGAAAATTTGCATACAATAAAAGACTTTATTTTAGACTTTAATCAGTGTATTAAAGACCAAGTTAATGAAGTTCTACAAGATTACCGTGATTACTCTGAAATGAATGCAGAGTATGAAGGTGAAGACATCATCATGAAAGCTGATGTTCAAAAAGTTATTCCATCCAAAGATATTCCATCTATTGCAGTTTTCTTCGATCGATCAACTTCTTGGAATAGTGATGATACTGATATAGGTAAACAAGCTATTGCAACTGTTAAAGCTGAGTATGTTGATAGAGGTTTGTGTACATTAGATCTTTACTATTTTGCAGACTATGTTGGTACTACAACTTCTGGCATTGGTGGCGGCACAAGAGCTTGACCATATATCGTAGCTACAATTAAAAAATATGACTATAAAAATGTTATTATTATGACTGATAGCGATATGAATGACTGAAATAACAATGGTGAGGGTTGCATAGTTGAAGGTTGCGTTTGGTGAATCTGAAAAAATGGCGATCGTGCACCAAACTTACCAATGCAAGTAAGAGGTAGAACACATAACTTTGAATGCGAATTCCACGCACGTAAAAGATAAATTAAGGAGACTTAAAATATGGCAAAAGAAAAATTACCTGTATCATTCTTAACAGACTTTGTTAGTAGAAGCTGGGAAGATATTGGTTATCTAAAAGAAACAATTAGATCTATTGGTGAAAACTTTAGCGGAACCAAAAAAGTTGAAGGTTTACTTCAAAGTCTTTTAGATGCCTATTTAGTCTGCGTTGGCCAATTAGAATTACACTTAGCTGATAAAGACTATTTAGATATTCCAGATGAAGCTAAAGAAGAACTTAAAGAAGATCTAACAATTACAGTTAGTGGAGACCAAGTTGAAATTGAAGGCAACGAAGATACTGTTATTGCAGTCGATGATGAAGCTAATAGAGTCATGATTAATGATGAGGGTGCTCATTTAGAAGACAAAGAATGCAAAGGCCCAGACTGTGAGGTTCCTCCAGTTGAAGCTAATATTCCTGCAGTCGTTGAACCAACTGATGAAGACCCATTTGAAAAACCATTTGACTTTGATGCTCCAGAAGCTGAGGGTGTTAGACAATTTGAAAAACCAGAAGTTACAGATTACTTTGTAGACTTTGATGACCCAGTTGGTGAACCAGTTACTGAAAAAGACCTATATGGTGATGAAGACAATGGTGTTCCTGGTGAAACACTTGATGATTTAGTTAAAGACGACAAAGATAAAGAAGATAAATAGTTAATTATTTTATAATTAAAATAGCTCTCTAATGGGAGCTTTTTTAATTTTATTTGCTAAATTATTATGATATTGCGGTAATTGAGCTTATCCTTTCACCAATTGCCGCTATATCCTTGAAAAGATTATAATACAAGGAGAAAACTTGCATGAGAAAAACTATAATAAATGAAAACTGAGAATTAGAAGAAGTTTTAGACTTAGAAGATTTATGCGCTGTTTTATATAAATATGGCTCAAATGAGGCTGGCTACGTTGAAGCTTTTGACTTTGATGACTGTAAAATGAAAGATGCATATGATAATTTAGTTAATCAGTATCAAGAAGCTAATGCAGATAATTTAGTTCATATTTACTTAGTAAAACTTCCAAATACAAATCAAGTTATCTCTCTTTTAAATAGTGCTTTATACAATGGAAACGAAAGAGTTCCAGAAGCTATTGAAGCTGTCAATGCTTTATGTGATAGAGCTGACTGTGAAACACTTTGCAGCTGGAATGGTTGCTTAACAGAAGATAAAAAGAAAAAGAAAGTTTGCTCTTCTTCTTATTGTGGCTTTACTGATCCAGTATTAAATATTAAACACTTTAATCAATGTATGGGTACAGGTGGTTTACAAAACCCACATTCTCAACATTTAATTGTTGGTGATGTTTTGCCAAATGCCCCAGTTGCTGACGCTGGAAGTTCAGATAGAGCAAGTGATGCAGGTAGTTCTGCTGGCGAAGGCGGAGCTATGGGTGAAAGTCTAATCAAAGAAAATTATATTATTAGACTTCCAAATGAAGATGGTAAATTACATGATGAAGTTTTTAATTCTAAAAAAGCTGCTCATGATTATTTAGATGATTTGTATATTAATTATCATGATGAAAAGTTTGCTGAAGAAAATTTATATCCACTTCTTTGCCAAATTAAGGATGATGAATGGGAAGAAGATGGTAATGGTAATTTTATTGTTGAAAGCCTTAAAAATAAATTAACCGAAGATAAAGACTTTGAAATTAAAATTCAAGACAATGAGAATATTGAAGAAGATAATGAAGAATTAAATCCTCCAATTGATTTAGATTACTTCCCAAATAATATGGGTATTAATTTAAGTTCTGTCAAATCTGAAAAATGAACAGAGCAAGATGATGGTCAATTAAAGAAAGTTGAAATTGAATTTGACCCAGCTACTCAAGAAGAAATTGAAGCCCAAGGTGGATTAAATAATGGCGAGGAAGAAAAGCCTATAGAAGAAAGCTTAACTGAAGCACATTTAGATTATTCTACTCAATTAGCTAAAATGAAAGCTCTTGAAGCTGGCACTCGTGGATTTAATGCTGGTTCTGCTAGTTTAGAAAAGATTTTATATAATTATAATATTTGTATTAATAATAATTTACCAAAAGCTAGAAAAGCTATGGAAGATGCTTTAAGATTGCATGGCTGGGATAATTATATTAAAACAGCTAAAAAACAAATTAAACTTGCAGATTATACTTACTTATTTAAAAATTTCCAGAAATATTTTAATCATGCAGCTGCTTCGCAGGTTTTCTATGGTAAAGATGACCCAGATACTCTTTTAGACGATTATGGCCATTCCATAGAAGATTTACTTACTATTTTATTTTTTGCACTTGTATTAAAACAAGCTACATTAGCAGATAAAATTAAAGACTATATTTTAGCAAATTTTACAGTTGCACTAGATGAATTAAAAGTTTTCTTAAAAGATGGATTTAATCAACCATTAGTTTTAGCACACTTGAATCAAACAGTTCGTGATTTTAGAGAAAGCTTAGATGAAGCCGCTATTTATTCTCATAAATTACAAAAAACATTTGATATTCCAGATAAGATTAAAATTCTACCACAAAATCAAGTTGAAGATTTTATTAAACAGCTAGCTCCAGAAGAGACCTTTAAAATTGGTTATGTCACTCCTCTTAGATTTTATAAAGAATTAGAGGATAAATTTAATTTAGTCAAGGCAACTGAATTAGAAGGCTATACTGGTATGGATTATCGTGATGCTGCTGTTGATGCTGAAGACCATGATGAAAGAGTTGCTAATGCTCAAAGACAAATTGATACCTATACCGATGGTGCTGAAGGACATAAGCTAAATGCTGAAGGTGAAAAATTTAGCACCAGCTATAGAGCAACTAATAAACTTGCTTTAAACCCTAAAAAGACAAATCAATATGTAGAGTATGAATATGAATTAGATGATCAAGGTAACCCAAAATTAGACCGCAAAGGTGAGCCTATCATTAAAAAAACTGCCGATGAAAAAGCTGTTATCAAATCAGTAACTGATATGAATAAAATTTTATTCTACCCTACAGTTAATTCAAAACCAACTGTGCATTATTACATTGATTTCTTTGATGGTAAAGGCTTTAGAAGTTTCTCTCGTGAGATGCTTGTTCAAATTTTATACAAAAAGATTGCTGAAATGAGATTTGGTATTCATGCAGCTGTTTCAGATGCTGATTTAGAATGGCTTATCAAACAAGGTTTCCAATCACTAGAACAATTCTATAAATATAATCATAATATACCAGTTCCTATTTATAAGAAAGCTAAAATTTTAGGTGTTGACCCAATGGAATACTGAAAAGAACACCCATTTAGCACACGTTGGTCAATGGATGATTTCTTAAAGAAAGCTGATATTATGTTCAGTAGTGACGATCCTGTTGTAAAAACAATGGTCTCTGATGCTGAAACTGTAAATGATAAAGAACTAGACTCCAGAACTGGCATGAGTCCACATACAAGTCAAGCTCCTGGCACAAACCATGAGTATTTAGATAAGGCGGAAGAAAAACCACAAGTTAGAGCTTTATATTCTAACCAAGTTTATTATATTTCTGGCAAGCCAGGTACTTTTGGTAGTCAACTTACTGAAGGCTTAAAAGAAGACTTTAAAGATTTTTTAGATAATCTTGAAGATGATACTAATGTTTATACAGTTGATGGAATAAATTATAGTGCTGAAGATTTATGGGCTGAAATTGTTACTAGTGTTGATTCTTATAGATTTGATATGGATGATCCAAATGAAAATATTGAAATCAGCCAAAAAGAAGCTGATGAAGTTGCATATGAAGCTTTTAAAACATTAACAGACCAAAATTGTAAAAAACCTATTTATGAGGTAGTTTCTGATTTACTTGGTCTTAATGAAAGCTTAAAAGAAGATGTTAAGTTAGATGAAGCAAAACGTTATGTTAAACGTTATTATGTCAGACCTCAAAATATTTTCTGCTCTAATAAAGAAGATATTTTAAAAGCTCTTCTTAGAGTTGACGGTGAAAACTGCTCTGTCTATTCATTAAAGAACTTAGCAGACCACGATGATGTTCAAGAATTACAACCAAGTGATATTATCTATTACTATGATGATGGTATTCTTTATGATAAAAACCATGTTAAAGTTATGGATTATGACCTAAATGTTAAACACGAAGAAGAAAGAAAGAAATTTGCTAATGTTGATACCGCACCAGAATCTCAAGTTAATGATGTTTATGATGACAGATTAACAGATGCTGACTTAAAAGATAAAGAAGCTGTTGCTAACTTTAGAGCTATTAACCAAAGACAAATGAAGTAGGTGAAAATATGAGATTAGTAGAAGAACCAAAATTTGATTTTGCTGGTTGGAAAACTTTTAGTAACTCAGAAGATGAGATAGCTTTTAATCAACAATTTGTAGATAGAATTAATACTGAAGCTTTAAAAAGCGGTGTTGATATCTATATTAAACCACTAGATAGTGATGATACTGATAGATATGATAAAAAGAGTGGCTATTGAGTTGTTTATAGAGCTGCACTTAATGAAGAAGGCGAAATTCTTTTAAAGCTTCTTAATACAAGAAATGATAAAATTTTAACTTATAAATTTTCTGGTTTCTATAAAACAGAAGATAAAACAGCTATTCGTTACTATTTAGTTCCAGCACAAGTTGCAATTAAGAAAATAGTTGATGAATATATTAATGATAAAAAGACACAAAAAGCTGAAGTAAGATCTAGATCTTTCCAAGGTGCAAGAGCAGTTAATTCACTTTCACCAGAAGAAAGACAAGAAGCTTTAGATTGGTTTAGTGAGAATATTAGTAGCATTAATATCAAATACCCAACAGGCAAACCTACTTATACAAAAGAAGAAGGTGCTCTCAGCTCTAATGACCCGAATGTTATTAAATTAGCTAAAAAATTTGCTAACTTAGACTTCAAATTCCACAATGATTTTGGAGTTTATAAAGATACAACAGAAGGCTATTTAGATAGTTATAAAAAAGTTCACTTTGAAGCCAGAGACGCTGGAAAAATTCAAGAAAAAACAATCGTATATTATAATATGTATTGGGGCTTAAGCTGTGATATTTATTTTAAAGATTCACTTCAAGATGCACCAGGTGTTGTTATTGGCTTAATTGCACAAGCAAAAAAAGATAGCGCCGAAGACCAAAATAATGTAAATGATTTTAAGCAAGAAGATAAAAAGATTAGTAGTATATTTTTATGCTATGCTATTAAAGAGCTAGTTAACGATGACTGGGATGAGCTTTCTAAAATTAAAAAGCCTGAAGATGACGATGATACTTTTAATCAAGACTTTGATGCTATTAATGCTTATGGTGAAAAAGTTGAAAGTTTAAGAGAAGCTAAAGAAGAAACTTGCTGTATTTGTGGTGAACCAATTAAGGGTTTTGGAAATAACCCAGAACCTTATAGACATAGCGGTCGTTGTTGTGATGCTTGTAATATAAAATTTGTTATCCCTGCAAGATTAATGGTAATAAATAATGAGGAAGAATAATGTTACCAGAAAAGATAACTGAAATTATACAATATCTGCCCAAAGAAGCTGACTTTGAAGCTGTTTTTAAAGCAAAACAAAATGGGGATACTTCTTCATTACGCTGATACCCACATGGTGAAGATGCTCCATACTATTATCCAACAATTAGAGTATATCTAGCAGCTATTCTTTTAAGATGAGAAGAGCTCGGTAAAAAAGTGGAAAAACAACTCTTTGAAGGAAAATATGACTGAGTTAATAAAACTAGAATACGAGTACCGTATTATACTGCTAAAGAATTGGCCCAAATTAGAGGTTGGGCAATGCGATATAAAGAAAATTTTAAAGATGCTTATTTAAAATTTAAAGATGCTAGCACAGAAGTTGAATCTCCTGAAAGGGTTAGACAGGCTGCAAGAGATGCTAGAAAAGGCGAAATTGAAGTCAAAATTAAAGATATAAATAGTGTAGTTCGTATTATTCCCTATAGCATGAAATATGGAGATGTTAATCCAAATAAAAAACAAGTCGGTGTTAAAATGCACATATTTTTCAGTAAAGAAATTTCTCCTGGAAACTATAATATTACTGTTAGAGGCAGTACAATATTTGGTGATACTAAAAACCCTGTGTATGATCAACCATACTTTTTAAATGAACAGGAAGCTAGAAATTTTATTGCCAATTTTAATCATAATACCGTAAAAACAAGAGTTACTCTTGAAGACTGACGCTTTGTAATTACAGATAGACCAATGGAAGACGGCTATTCACAAAATGTGGATGGCTCATATATGAAAAAATACTACATGCCAAATAAATCTGAATTAACTAAAGTTGATACAGTTTGCGGTCCCTGCTATATGTTAAAAGAAGCTCGTGATGCCTATTATGCATGAGTAGCTGCAAGAAAAAAATAAGGAGGCTATCAAATGGCACTTCCAATAGGATTTGAAATCGATAAATGTATTCCAACAGAAGAAGATATAAAAGTAATTTCTGATGCAAGAAGTCAAAATAATACTTCTATTTTTACTGACTCTGCTCTTGTTGCTTCTTCAGCTCAGCCATTTTATTATGAGCTAATTCGTAAATATATTGCTTGTAAGCTAATTGACTGGAAAGAGGCTGAGAATACCTGCAAATATTTATTAATAAATGCTGCACCTGAAGAAACTTTTGATGAACATACATTACATTTTTTAGTTCCAATTATCTTAGCTAAAAAAGCTAATGATGTAAAATCTGCTAACCAATATACTATTGTTGGTTATGGTTCAGTCGGCACAAGAAAAGATTCTGCCTATGATTTAGGTTCAGCTAAGGCTCGTGCTGAAAAAATGCTCCAAGATAAATTTGTTCAAAAAGTTGATATTTTACAACAAAATAATTTAATTTGGTCAAGTAAGTCAATGCAAGCTCAATCTGTAGCAGAAGCTATTGAAAAACATGATGAATTAAAAGAAGGAACCTCTTTTAAGGATGTTACTGACTGAGTTGTTACAGGTCTTGGTTATGATAACGTAATGGCCAGAACTTCTATAAAAGGTCAAGTAAACTCAAAACAAGATATTACAAATTATATAAATAAATTAAGCTCTCAAAAAATAACTTTACCTAAATGGAAAAGAATATTTATAAGTTCTGATAAACATCAATTTGTTTGGGTTTTTGATGTAAATAAAGAAGGTAAGTGGGAATATTCAAAGGGTGATTATAATGAATTTAAAAAAATTAAATCAGAATCACTTATTGAATCGTTAGAAGAAGCCGTTGAAAAACATGAAACTCTTAACCCTAAATTATTTGATGGGATGGAACTAAAACAAGAAGTTAAAGATAAAATTGAAGATATTACTAATACAATGATTAAACTTCTTAGTGAAGAAGAGATCAAGTTAGAAGTTAGAGATGTTATTATGACTGGTTCTAATGCTAGTTATAACTATACAAAAGATAGTGATATTGATGTTCATATCTTAGCTAAAACTTCTAATCTTAATGATCCAGATAAGATTTATCCAAAGCTTTATAATGCTTATCGTAGAATTTTTGCAAATAAGTATGATATTAGTTTCTATGGAATTCCTGTTGAAGTCTATATTGAAGTAGAAGGTAATGAAACTGTTAGTAACGGCAGCTATTCTGTTATGTTCGACCATTGGGTTAAAGAACCAAGTGCAACAGCTATTCCTGAAATAGACCAAAAAGCTATTGATGAAGCAGCTAAACCTTGAAAAGAAGAAGCTGAGGAACTTCTTAAAAAAGAAGATTTAAATGGTATAGATGAATATATCAAGCATATTTATGAGCTTCGCCAAAAAGGTTTATATAGTTCTGAGGGGGTTGAGTTCTCTACTGAGAATTTAATCTTTAAAGAAGTCAGAAATGCTGGTTTATTAGATAAATTAAAAGAGCACAGAGATGAATTAGTTGGTAAGGAGCTTTCTCTTGAATCATTAGAAGAAGCTATTGATGAAAAAACTAGAAGAGACTATGTTGTTCAAATTACTAGATTAACACATTATCAACCTGTTGTTCATCCAAATGGTCAATTTGAAATTCATTTAGTCAAAGAAGATGATATTCAATATGTTCTTACAATTTTAAGAAGACAAAATTGAGTTCAAGATTGCCATAGTGTTCCTGGTAAATTTGATTTCAGTCATGTATCTTCATTTAGTCTTCCAGCTAGATACCATACTGTTATGGGAAAGATAAGAGACTAATTAAGAAAATAAGCAATAAAGCCCACAAAATGGGCTTTTTATTTTATTTTTATTAAATCTATTTGCTAAATTATACTGAGAATTACTCAATTGGAGAACTTAGCTATGACAAAAGAACAAGCAAAAGAAATTTATCTTGATGTAATTAGACAGTTTGGTTTTGTAAATAACCCGGCTAGTGTTGATGCTATTTACATTTTACGTAATGGCAAATTTTTAGATACTTGTGGCGGTTACCCAACTCACCAACATATTAACATAGCTAAATATATCTCAGAACATTTTGGCCTTAAAGATTTAAATGAACTAAACAATGGTAGCAATTTTATGATGTATGCTCTAGGTGCAATTAAAGTTACTTGCTGGAATGGTGGTAAAGGCATTAAAGGTATTTACTTACCAAAAGCAAGTATAACAGGAGAACAATATAAAGCTCTTGGAGAATTTATTGCACGTATTGCTAGAAATGTCACTGAAGAATGGCCACTTTGGGTTGCTACTTATAATGAAGGCCAACAAATTGAATATACTGACCCAGCTTATTTAGAGTCAAGAGTTATTAATGATATTGGTTATTTCTATACTACAGGCACTTTAGAATTAACTGAAAACTTAATCTTACATGAAGATACTAGAAATGTTTTAGTTTCTAAGTCAAGAAACGCTGGCCCATATAAACAAAACATTCGTGGTAAAAACAGATTTGAAAGAAAGAGATTTTCTCAAATTGCTAAGACAGTTAAACAATACAACCAAATTGACATGAACAAATTTTTCAAAGAAGATATGCTAGTTGTTCATATTCCTGTTCAAGGTGAGACTGATAGCTATACAGTTTCAATTAGAATGGATGGTGTTGTTAAAGAAATTGCCAATAATATTAAAAATAATAAAAACCAATTAGAATATAGAACAGTTATTCAAGCTTTAACTAAAGTCTTTAACACACAAAATATTTATGTTAAATGCACCTGTGATGATTATAAATATAGATTTGCTCACTGGAATATTGTAAATAATGTTTCTGTTGATGATACAGCAAGTGACCCAGGTCCTGGCAAAAATATTAGAAACCCAAATGATGATAAAGGCAGGGGCTGTAAACATGTTTTATTAGTCTTAGCTAATGGTGACTGATTACTTAAAGTTGCTTCTGTTATCAATAACTATATTCACTATGCCGAAGAACATTTACAAAAACCATTCTTAAAGCTTATTTTCCCTAAACTTTATGGTTATCCAGCAGATGAAATGGTTGAGCAAGATATTATTGATGATGATAAGTATTTAGACTCTTCTAAGGGTTTAATTGATGCTATCAATGAATATGGTAGAAATAGAGGCAAGTACCAAAAAGGCTCTAATAAAAATCCTGTTACTGGAACAGGCGGCAGAGCTAAAAAAGAACCAGAGAATGAACCAGGAGAAGAAACAGAAAAAGAGCCAGAAGAGGCTGAAACTGAAGAAGAAAATAAATAACGTATAATATATTATAAGTATGCCAAAAATTAATTTAGAATTACTCGAAAAATTAAGCCCAGAAGAAAAACAGGCAGCACTTGAAATCTTAAAACAAATATCAGAAACAGGTGAGTCTGCTATTTTAGATGAACTTAAATATGCTGATTTCGATGAAATTCCAGTAGATATAGATACATTCCTAGATGATGATGACTATTTAGGTCAAGGTCTTTGAGAAAGAGACCCAGTTACTGGAGAAAGACGTTGCACGTTATTCCCATACTGACGAAATACATTAAAAAAATTATTCCCAACAAACTTAACAACAGCTTACAATACGTTGATATTGACTGGTGCTATCGGTCTTGGTAAAGCGCAACCATTAGATTCATTAGTCTTAACTGAACATGGCTTTAAAAAAATGGGTGAGCTTACTCTACAAGATAAAGTTTTTGGCAATGATGGTCAACTTCATGATATTGTTGGAATTTTTCCACAAGGTAAGAAGAAAATCTGTAAAGTATCATTTACTGATGGAACTTCTACTTTATGCTGTGATGAGCACTTGTGAACTGTTTACAATACAAAAAACAAAGTTTGAACTACTGTAGAAACAAAACAACTAATAGACGGTTCAAGAAATCTAAAACATGCTTATGGTCATAGATATAAAATTCCAATGACTGCCCCAATTAACTTTAGTAAAAAAGAATTACCAATACACCCATATGTGTTAGGCACTTTATTAGGGGATGGTTGTCTTACACAAGCTCCAGAAATTGCCTGTGCAGAAAAAGATGCTGAAATAATCTCATATATTAAGCAATATTTACCTCAGGATCTGAAAATAGAGCAACGCCAAAATTCTATTAGATATGCAATAGTTTCAAATACAGCTAAAAATAGTTTAAAAACTACAATAAAACAATATAAGTTAAATGTCACAGCTGCTGAAAAGCATATACCAACAGATTATTTACAAACAAGCGTAGAAGATAGAATTGCACTTTTACAAGGCTTAATGGATACTGATGGTACAATTGATAAAAATGGTAATAAACTTATGTTTGTTACTATAAGTGAGCAGTTAAAAAATGATTTTATTTGGCTTGTTCAATCATTAGGCGGTATTTGTCATGTACAAGTAAAACAAGCTTACTATAAAAATAATGAGCTAAATGAAAAAATACTTGGTAAAAAAGCTTATTATATTAGTTTAAAATTATCTAAAGCTATTTGCCCATTTAAATTACAACGAAAAGTTGCAAGACTTAATAAAAAAGCTTTAGAACCATTTAGATATATTACTAATATTGAATATGTAGGTGAAGATGAGTGTCAATGTATTTATATTAATAGTAAAGACCATTTATATTTAACAAATGATTTTATTGTTACACATAATACTTTAATGGGATGCCTTGCAATGCTTTATCTCATGTATAGAATGCTCTGTTTGAAAGACCCATATGCTTATTATGGTATGATGCCTTCCGACAAAATTACATTCTCAATGTTAAATATTACATTAGATGCTGCACAAGGTGTTGGCTGGTCAAAAATTCAACAGCTAGTTCAAACCTCACCATGGTTTATGAACCATGGCGCAGTGAATGCTTCCAGAACAAATCCACAATGGCAACCAGATAAACATATTGAATTAATCTTTGGTTCTAACAACAACCATATCGTAGGTCGTGCATTGTTTGCAAACCTTACTGATGAAGTTAACTTTGGTATCGGTTCTGATGTTGAAAAGAAAAAAGCAAAGCAAAAGAAAATGATTGCTCAAATCGATGCTCGTATGAGATCTAGATTTTTAAAGGGCACATTCCTTCCAACTTTAAATATCATTATTTCTTCTAAAGATACAGAACAGGCATTCTTAAATACCTATATTGAAACTAAGAGAAAGAATGAAAGTAAAACAGCATTAATTATTGATGAGCCTCAATGAGTTGTTAGACCAGATAAAGGTACTCCTGATGACCCTGGGGCATTCTATGTTGCTATTGGCGGTAAAACATTAGCCCATGAATTGCTTCCAGTTGGTGCAACAGAATCATTACTTGATGCTATGAGAGCAAAAGGTTATCAATTACTAAAGGTTCCACCAGGCTTTAGAGAAGCTTTTGAAGATAACTTAGACCAAGCATTAATGGATATTGCTGGTTACTCAGTATCAAGTGCAACTAAATACATTTCTGGTGTTAGATTAAATCAAGCTAAAATTGATACCTACCAAAACCCATTTAATAAAGACGTTATTGAAGTTGGTGATGGGCCAGAAGATGTTATGCAATATGCGAACTTCTTTGATATAAGTAAAGTTGACCCAAGAGATATGGCAAGACCAATGTTTATTCACCTTGACATGTCTACTGGTGGAAAAGGTAAGGGCGACAAAACTGGTATTGCAGGCGTTGTTATTACAGGTAAAAATCAAACTGTTGAAGGTGAAGATAGCTCAAGAGAAATGCAATATAAATTAATATTCTCTGTTTCTGTCAAAGCTCCAAGAGGCTTCAATATTAGTTTCGCGAAAAATAAAAACTTTATTAGATGATTAAGAGATAAGGGCTTTGCTATTAAGGGCATTTCATCTGATACCTTCCAGTCTGCCTCTGTTCTTCAAGAGTTAGCAGCTGATGGTTTCAGAACTGAAATTATCTCTGTAGATAGAGTTGATCCCAAATCTCATATGTGCTTACCTTACGCATTCTTGAAATCTTCTATCTATGAAGGTAGAATACAGATTTATCAAAAGTGTGATCAGCTTACAGATGAGTTAATCGGTCTTGAAAGAAAAGGTGACGGTCATATTGACCATACTGCTGAAGGCATTAACTCAAAAGACCAAGCTGACGCTGTATGTGGCGCATTATATCTAGCAAGCAAATTTGGTGATGAATATGCTTACAATTATGGTGAAAACTTAGATGCTTCATTAAATGTAAGTATGCAAAATAACCAAGAAAAAACTAAAAAACAAATGGTGCTTGATTATCAAGAAGAGCTTCAAAAATTATATATGGAAACATATGAAGAGCTTAACAAACCAATTGAGCACACAGAAGAAGAACAAGAAGCTTATAAGCGCTATCAAGATATTATGGATGGCATTATAATAATATAAAATAAGGAGAACTGACTATGGCTGAAGAAAAAACAACAAAAAGAAAGCCAAGACAAAAAAGCTCCCTGATTGGTAATCAGGCAAAACCAACGGTGTTGGATTCCACAACCAAGTTAGACATTGATACTAAAAAAGTATTAATGGATAACATTATTGAAGCTGGTCTATCAAGTCAGCTAGATATTGCTGCTCTTGAAAGATTTACTGCAGTTTCTAATGCAAGAGATCAAGTCTACACATTAATTGATACAATGTGCCAAGATGCCGCGGTCTCTGCTATTGTTAGAACTTATACAGCAGATGTTTGCTCACCAGCTGATAATGGTCACATTGTTTGATGTGAATCAACAGATCCTAAGATTAGTAAATTTGTTAACTATTTATTAAATGTTATGAATGTTGACAAAAATATTGATAAGTGGGTTTATTGTTTAATCAAATATGGTGATGTTTATTTAAGACTTTATAGAGAGTCTGACTATGTTGACAAGCTATTTCACAAAGACAATATTAATCATGCTAATGGTGGAAGAACATTAAATGAAGATGTCAACTTAGTTTTACATAGTGACAATGACCCATATTCATATTATATTGAAATGGTGCCAGACCCAAGCACAATGTATGAATTAACTAAATTCGGCCAAACATTTGGTTACATTGAAGTTCCAAATATGCCAAACCCATTCGACCAAACTTCTTATATTGGAGGCACAACAGGTTTAATGGCTGGCGGTCAAGGCGGAGTATTTAATTTCCAGTATAAGACCAATGATGTTAATGTTTACCAAGCTGACGACTTTGTTCATGCTGCTCTTGAAGATAATATTAGCCGTTTTCCAGAAACTGTTGATTTATTCTATGATACACCAGAAGATACAAAATCTAAAAAGAAATCCGGTAGTCCAACAAACGCGGGCAGTTCAAGCAGCAATAGCTATACTGTTAGACGTGGTAAATCATTACTTTATGACGCTTATAAAACTTGGAGAGAAAAAGCATTACTTGAAGCTGCTGCTTTATTAAGCCGTATCACTCGTTCAGGTATTATTAGAAAAGTCGGTGTTGAAGTTGGTGATATGCCAAAAGACCAAGTTCAATTAACTTTAAGAAGAGTTAAAGAAATGTTTGAACAAAAGACTGCTTATATTACAGGTGGTTCTATGTCTGAATATAATAACCCGGGTGCTGTTGAAAACTTTGTTTATTATGCTACACATAATGGTATTGGTGCTATTACAGTTGAAGCTGTTGGTGGTGACTATGATCCAAAACAACTTACAGACTTAGACTGGTGGAATAATAAATTCTATTCTTCATTTGGTATTCCAAAACAATACTTTGGTTGGACAGATGATGCTGCTGGCTTCAATGGTGGCACAGCATTAACAATTATCTCTGCTGTTTATGCTAACCAAGTCAGAAGAATTCAAAATGATATTGTTCAAGCTATTACAGATATTGTTAATCTTATCTTATTGAATAAAGGCTGCAAAGCATACTTAAATAACTTTACTTTAATGATGAAGCCTCCAGTTACTCAAGATGAGCTCAACTACAGAGAAAACTTCACCAACAGAGTTAATGCAATTAGTAATGCTAATAGCTTATTCACTGATGTTGAAAGTAAAGCTAGAAGATTAACTATCTTAAAGAACCTTGTTACTAGCTTACACCTTGGCGACGAAATTATTGCTGAAATTCAAGCTGAAATTGAAGAAGCAAAAGAAAACGACAAGAAAGCCAAAGCAGAAGAAGAAGCTAATAAAGCTGCTGGAGCCGCTAGTGGTTCTAGCGATGGCTCAAGCGGTAGCAGCAACCTTGACCTTGATTTAGGTGGTTCTGAAAGTAGCAGCTCTAAAGCTCCTGAAGAATCAGGTGGAGATGAAGATCTTGATTTAGATCTTGCTCCAATGCCAGATAGCGCTATTGCTGAAGAGGGCTTCAAACCAGCTCCAGGCACTTCTCCACTAACTGAAGATCAGCTTTTTGAGGATGAGGATGACCTTCCAACTCCTGAAGAAGCTGACGCTGATAGAGACTTCACAAAGAATAATTAATTATAATATTGAAAGGAACTTATTATGATTACAAAAAATGATTGCCTATCTATTCTCGCTAAACTTGATGAGAATGGTGTAGAGGGTGTGAACCCATATATGAAGAAGCTATTAATTAGCAAAACTATTCCACTTGAAGTCTTAAAGTTTATTTCAGATAATCGTGGTTTAGAGGTTAGCCACTTTTATGAAATGCTACGTCGAAATCACAATAAAAAGAAATCACCTCTGTATACTAATATCTTACGAGAAATTGATGACCCACAAGAAGTTGTTACTACGCTATCTTGCTTACTTACTCAAATACTATTGTATGGTAAAAAGATTGATAATAGAGACCAATTCTTTAGAGAAGTTCGAGCAGAAGAGCTGACAAGAGTTCTAAATAACTATTTCAAAACTGGTTTATATGAGGACTGTTTAAGTCTAATTAAACTACTTAAATCAGATTTGCTAGTCTTAGAGTATATCGCCGGAAGACGAGAATTAACAGCTTAATTTATTATTTATAAATTAAAAAGAAAGCCCATTATCTGGGCTTTTTATTATTTTATTAAACTATTTTATTTTTATTCGCTAAATTAATTGATAAACTTCAAGTTTATGCAAAAAGCATTTTTAATAATTTAATAATTTAATAATTTATTAAAAATGAATTGCTAAATTTTAAAGGAGACTAAGAAATGGAAGCTAATAGAAATAAAATTTTCGAAGCACTACAAATGCAACCATTATCTGAAGAAGAAAAAACAAGCCGCCATATTCTTGGTAGATTATATGGCCCAATTGCTACTTGCAAAGAAGGCACAAGAAATGGTCGTAAATATAATAAGACCTTATGGGAAAAAGCGCTTAATGATGAAATCTTCAAAGAAAAGCTTGCTACTAAGAGTTTATTCTTAGAATTAGGCCACCCAGCTAACAGAGAAGAAACAGACATGACATGTGTTTGTGCCTGTATTCCTGAAATGCCAAAAATTGTTAACGATGACCTTTATGCTTATGTTGACATTTTAGATACACCTAATGGTAAATTATTAAAAACACTTTGTGATTATGGCTTTGTTCCTGGTATTTCTTCCAGAGGTTCTGGTGACATTATGGCTAATGACGAAGTTGACCCAGATACATTCTTCTTAGAAACATGGGATATCGTTCAACTTCCAGCTGTTAAAAAAGCTAGATTACAAATGACTGAATCTTTAAATAATAAAAAACCATTAAAGGCAGTATTACAAGAAAGCTATGATGCTGCTAATGATGAAGATAAAAAAGTTATGAAAGAAAGTTTAGAAAACTTAGATATTAAATTAAATGAATCTGAGGAAGAAATTCCTTATGAAGATCCTGAAGAAACTGTTGATAACTCAGCACCAGTTGAAGAAACATTAGTTGAAGCTAATGACGAGCCAGAAAACTTAGAAGACTTCCCAGATGCTGAGGAAGAAGAAGAAAAAGTCGAAGAAGAGCCAAAAGCTGAAGAAGAAGCTGAAGATGTTGAAGAAGCACCAGAAGCTGTCACAGTTGGTTCATTCGAAGATGAATTAAAAGATTTCGATAAAGACCTTCCACTTGAATGGAAGCCAATCGTAATTGATGACAAAGAATACCCAATTGAAGCTATTTTATTTGATAATAGTGAAGAAGGTAAAATTGTTGCTACAGTTAGTTATACTCTTCCTGAAGAAGAGAATACTATAAATGATGAAGTTGCTGAAGAACCTGCAGAAGGTGAAGCTGAAAAAGCTCCTGAAGATGCTAGCGATGCCGGAGATGATGAAGTTATTGAAAGCCTCAAAGAAGCAGTTCGTCAGAAAGACCTACTTGAAGCCGAGAACAAGGACCTCAAAAATCAAAAAACAGTTAGCGATGCCGAGGTTAATAAATTACAAGAGGAACTTGATAAATATCGCGGTGGTTTTATGAGAGTAAGTGAACTTGCATCCAAATCAACTGCTCTTGAAAAAGAGAACAAAGCTCTTACAGAGCAATTAAATCTTAAAGATACCGAAATCAAAGATTTAAAAACAAAAGTCGAAAGTCACACTAGCCTAACAGAAAGTGCAAATGCTGACAAAGCAAAGATTAGTGAATTAACTGAACAATTAGCTAAAGTTACAACTGAAGCTGAAGAAACAGAAAAATCACTAAACGAACAACTCAGCGAAAGCAGAAAGAAAGTGCAAGATAGAACAAATCTTGCCAAAACCTATAAGGCTAAATATGATGCTGTAGTTGAGAGATATATTGCTAACAAAGCCAGCTTACTTGGTGTTAGAGCTCAAGATATTACTAGCAAACTTGCCGAAAGCTATACGCTAGATGACATCGACAACGTTTGCAATGATCTACTTAATGAAGGTAGACCACAATTCAGTTTAGGCGTTAGCCATTCAAGAACAAGAATTCAAGAAGCTGTCAAACCTCAAGTTAAGGATGACTCCTTCGATGATTTATTAAATCTTGCTGGCCTCGACTATTCTGACTTACAATAGCTGACAACTCACTGTCAAAATTTAAATAGGAGAAAATATGAGACAAAATTTACTTGAGACTTATAGTCGTCAATTAAAGGTCGCAGAAGCCTACGTTGCCAAAAACTTCGATGGCAAGACAATCTCTGCTAATACTCAATTAACAACAGCTGTCTTATTAGATAACACAAACCGTTATTTAACAGAAGCTATGAACACCCAAGCTACAGAAAGAGCTGACTTAGGTGACTGGAAAAAGTTCTGCTTAAATTTAACAAATATTGCAGTTCCATCCTTAATCGCTAACGATTTAGTCATCGTTCACCCAATGACAAGCTTCTCTGGTTCTATCGCTTACTTAGAATATGTTTCTAAGACAGATAAGGGTGACATTAAGAAAGGTGACGTCTTCAATGGTGTCTTCGGTCTTGGTGCTCACAGCGAAGCTAGAACAGCTTTCACAAGCCAAGTTATCATTGAAACAGTTGGTTCCGATGGTAAAGTTGCTTTAACACCAATGGCTACAAACAGATTTGCTAAAACTGATGATTGGGGTCGCCCAGTTGAAGAAGGCAAAGATGCTAAAGTTATTGATACTGAAGGTAATGTTACATACGTTTCCGCTGATCAATTAAAAGCTGGTGTTGCTGCTGGTTCCAAAGTTGCTTACTTCTCTGAAGAATTCCAAATGGAACATGTCCCAGCACAAGACATCCCAACAATTGGTCCAGTTATGAGACGTATTGGTCTTGTTGCAGAACCAAGACGTATTGCTGTTAGATACGACCAAATTACAGCTTTCCAAGCTAAGACAGACTATGGCTTCAGCTTAGACAAACAAATTGCTGAACAAGCTTGTGGCGAATTAGCGTATGAAATCGATACAGAAATCGTTGATATGTTATATAAAGCTGCTAAAGATCAACCAGAACATCTCAGTTGGTCTAAAGTTCTTCCAATCGGTGTTAGCAAATTCGAACACTACAATGGTTTCTTAGAAGTCATTGAAGAAGCTAAAGCTATCATCTACAACAGAACAAAGAAATTCCATCCTAACTATATGGTCATCGCTGCCGACGTTCTTCCAGTTTTAAGATTCGTTAACGGATTCTCTGCTGTCAAGAATGCTAAGATGAATGGTCCTTACAAAGTTGGTGAATTAGACGGTCTTAACGTTTACGTTTCCCCAGCTCTTGAATCTGGCGAATTCTTCCTTGGTTTAAACGGTTCTGATATGATGAGCTCTGCTGGTGTCTACGCACCATACATGGCTATCGTCCCAACTCAATTACTTGGTACACCAGACGGTGGTTTAGCTCAAGGCTTCTCCACATGGTATGCTAAAGCTTTACTTAACAAGAACTTACTTGTCGCTGGTAAAATTGAAGGTGGCTTCACCGACAGCTACAATACTATCGACGTCAACAAAGGCGAATAGTTGTTACTAACCATTAAGAGATAAAAAGGTGCACTTTGGTGCATCTTTTTTATATTTGCTAAATTATGTAAATAAATTTTATGAAAGAAAAAGCTTGATTCCTATTCCTAAATTCAAACAACTACTATATTTATATGCTTATTGGTATTTATAAAGACCTTTTAATGTCTAATACTAAATACCCTATTTATTGTGGAATTACAAAAAAGGTAGATGGAACAACTAGAAGTATTTTAAAAAAAATTGGCATTAAAACAATTGAACTTGATACCTCATGGTTAGATAAAAAAGTAAACCTTGCAAATGTTCCACATTATAAAGATGCTTTTGCAAAGCTTTCTATTTTAGGTAAAAATATTGAAGAAAAGTTTGATAAGATTGTATATCTTGATACAGACATGCAAATTTTTGAAAATATAGATGAGCTTATGGAAAAGCCACACATGAGTGCTATTGCTGATGAATACCCATCAAAAGATAAGACTAAAGCAGATTATCATATAGGAGACTCAATTTTTTGTAGCGGATTATTTGTATGAGATTTTAAAAATAACCCAGGTGTAGGTGAAGCTATCATAAATAATATAGGTAAATTAGATAGACATGTTGGATGACATGACCAAGCAGTATTGAACTATTATTATAAGGATTGAAAAGACCGTCCAGAGTTACATTTACACCCAACATATGGAGTTATGAATGATAATTTTACAATAGAAAAATTTAATGAGCTTTATGGTAAAGCAAAAGCTATTCATTATGTTTCAAGACCAAGATCTGGCTGACCATTTAAAGCAAAATTATATGCTGTAAATGATGGAAATTATCGCTATTCTAAGTGGGTGCATGTAACTAAATGGCTACAAAATATAAATGCCGCATTAGATTATTTTCAGGTATCATTAGAGCGACTCCAAAGTCATAATATAATTTTTGTTACTGAAGAGGAAAGAAAAACTATTAAAGCCGACGGCCGCCCAAATTGTTATTTATATTTTTAATGTATAGAAAAAATACTAGAAAATAAAGACCTGCCTATTAAATTAAAGCTTGAATACAAGCTTTTTTCTTTATAGTATAATATATTTATTTGCTAAATTAATTAGTTATCAACAAGTAATAAGTTAGAAGGAGTTTTATTATACATGACAAAACAAGATGTTCGTGAAGAGATAAAACTTGAGCTTACTGGTGGTTTACTTGAATTAGAAATAGATGACTCACAAATTGACTTACTTATTGAGGCAAGCCTTCGTGAGTTACAAAGATACTGAGATGAGCCTTCGTTTATCACAGTGCCATTTAGATCTTGTTTAGATTTAGATAATCTAGAGCTTAATAATGGCACAACTGGAAAGCTCGACTACAGCTCTATTGTAAAAGTCTATAGAACTATTGGTATAGGAAACTCTGAGACTGCAACTAATTCATTAACACTTGATCCAATGTATGCTCAACAATGGATGATATTCAGTAATGCTGGTACCATGTATAATGTTCAAGATTATATTATGAACCTTGCATCTTGAACCACTCTTTCACAAATTAGAAATACAGTTTCAACTGATATGGCCTACCGTGAAGATAGACATAATCACAAATTATATATCAATAATGCAATGTCTGGTAACTCCGGATATGTCACAATTGAGTTTATTCCTAAAATAAATTCTGTGGAAACTATTCAAAGTGATTACTGGCAAGATGTATTAATTAGAATGAGCCTAGACCGTGCAAAAATTGCATTAGGCAGAATTAGAACAAAATATACACAATCTAATGCCCTTTGAGGTTTAGATGGTGAAAAGCTCCTCGAAGAAGGAAATACAGATTTAAAAGAATTAAGAGAAATATTGAGAACTAACTCTCAATTAATCTACCCTATCGATTAGGGAAAGTAAATAAGGAGAATTTAAAAAAACTTATGGAAAAAGAACAAGTAAAGAAATTTGACCTTGAAGCTGCTTTTAAAGCTTTAGACGAAATTGAAATTCCTGTCGCTGAAAAGGGTATTAAAGCTAATAGAGTTAACTTTAAAGAAGCTCTTAGTCAAAAGTCCGCCTATGATGTTTTAGTTGAAGATTATTTCAATATTAGTGATAGTGAATCTTTAGAAGAAGCACAAGATGAAAGAGAAGGTGAAGTTGCCCAAGCTAAGTTAGACAGAATTGAAAAAATTGTTGACTTAGATGCAGACAGCCCAGATGATTTATTACCTTCTTATGTTGGCAAATATGTTATTCAATGCCCACAATGTATGACTCTCTTCTACAAGAATAAAGAAGATATTGATTACTCAGAAGAAAACCCAGATGTCGTTAATATTAATGAAGTCTGTCAACACTGTGGTAATACCTCTGGTTATACATTAATTGGTAAAGTTGATGCAGTTGATAATGGTGAAGCTGACAACTATTCTGCCGAAGCTCCAGTCGAAGAAAATCCATTAGACCTTGACTTTGATACAGAAGCTGCTGAGGGCGAAGAAGTTCCTGAAGAAGCACCGGAAGAAGCTCCAGCAGAAGAATCTGAGGAAGATTCAGACATTAACTTAGAAGATCTTCCAGATGAAGAGGAAGAAAAGAATGAAAGTTTAAACCTTTCTAAAGAAGCTCCAAGTGATTTCGAAACAGAACATAGGTCTGAAAATCTCACATTAAATGAAGAAGTTAAATCAGATTATCAGGTACCAGAAGACTGGACACATTGTATTGTAGATAGTGAAAAACCATACATACAACATTTTGCTGGCTATGAAAAAGACTGTCAAGATATGCTAAAATCTGTTCTTGCTGTAAAGCCTGATAGTAAAATTATTACAAGAGCAGAATTTGAAAAGATTGTTGATGAAAGAAGACAAGGCTTAACTGAAGAAGTTGATAAAGATTTAGATAAAAAATTAGCTGAGCATAATGACTACATTGATTACTTAAAAAATAGTATCAATGCTAAAGAAGAAGCTTTAAAAAACGAAAAGAATGAAGAGATTAAAGTTGCTCTCCAACAAGAGTTAGCTGCTCTCCAAGCTAGCTTAGAAGCTGCTTTACCAGATGCTCTTAAAACTAATGTTGTTACAGATAATACAGAAGGTATTGAACCTCCAGTAGAAGTTGAATCAGAAGAAGCTGTTGAAGAACAACCTGCTGAAGAAGCTCCTGCTGAGGAAGCTCCAGCTGAAGAACCAGCTGTTGAAGAACAATTAACAGAAGAAGCTCCAGCTACTGAAGAACCAGCTGCTAATACAGTTAATTATGTTGACTATAAACATTCTTACTGTCATATCTTACAACCAATGTTAAAGAAAATTAATTACCTCTGCAACGTTTTAGGTGATGATAAGGCTGACCTAGAAAAATGTAAAAATGTTGTTCTTAACTATTTAAAGAAAGCTCCAGAATTAAAATATACACATAAAGAACAAGAATTCTTTGATAACGTTAAAGCTGCTGAAAGCAAACGTGCGCTTTATGACTATATTAAAAACTCTATTAATAAAGCCAAAGAAATCGAAGTTAAAGTCGATGAAAATGGTGAATTAGTTGAAGGCTTAAATGAAGGTTTTGAAACTGTTGAAGAAAGCCTAAATAAATCTGAAGAAGCACCAAGTAATTTTGAAACTGAAAATGGTTCTGAAAATTTAACTCTTAATGAAAGCTTAAATGAATCTACTGATGCAGAAATTGATTCTATTATTGCTTCTTGGGGCACTACAGATGAAAGCTTAAATGAAGCTGAAAATTTAGATCAAGTATTAGACAGCCCAGAATTTGAAAAACCAGTTTCTGATGCAGAAATTGAAGCCATTATTGATAACTGGCAAGATGAACCAGTTAAAGAAGCTTGTAAAGGCCATGAATGTGAAAAGCCATTAGAAGAGTGTGGTGAAAAGTCATTAGCTGAAGGCAGATATGATAAACTTCCTCCAGAATCTGATTCAGAAGAACCAATTAAACCAGGAAAGCTTGAAATGACAAAATGCTTTGCACTTAAAGCAGCTGATGGTAAAGTATCTGATCGAGTCTATAAGACTAAAGAAGAAGCTGAAGAAGCAGCTAAAAAATATCATAATGCTACAGTAGTTGAAACTGAATGTCCAGCTGAATGGCTAGAAGAATGCAGTAAAAAACCTCTTAAAGAAGCAGCACCTGCTACTCTTGCACTTCCAGTAGTAAATAAATCTAAGTATGGCACAGTATTAATCGATACAGATGAGTATTATAAAGAAAGACGTAAACAAGTAGTTTTATTTAAAGATGTGATTGTTAGTGACAGAAATACTAATGAATTATATAAACTAGAACCAAATGAATTTTGAGTTTGTGTTAAAGTACTTGGTGGTAGTAATGTTTCTGGCAGTGAGATTACTGAAGCTGCTAGTGGTGTATTACGTGACACTATTAAAGTTACTTTTGGTTTAACTACAGATATTGAAAGTGAAACATTCACTGCTCCATCAATGTCTTATCAACGTAAATATATTTGTGAAGATATTGAAGAAACTCCAGTAGATGCAGAACCAACTGAAGAACCTGTTGAAGGTGAACCTGAGGCTGAAGAAGAAGCTGAAGAACAACCAATTGAAACAACAGTAGAAGAAGTTAAAGAAATTGCTACTGAAGTTGCTGAACAAGTTGTAGAACCAGTCAAAGATGAAGAAGAAGCTGAAGAACAACAAGAAGAAATCAAAGAAATCGTTGATGAAGTTGTTGAAGAAAAATTAGGCGAAGAAAAACCTGAAGAAGGTGAAGCTGAAGAAGAAGCTCCTGTTGAGGGAGAAGAAGTTCCAGCTGAAGAAATTCCAGAGTTTAATGAAGATGACATTGATGATTTAGATGAATGCTCTTTAAATAAACACATTGATGAATATTTAAAAGAAGTCTATTCTAACGTTAAATGTTTTGAAGCTACTGACTGTGAGCTCAAAGAAGGCAAATTAATGGTTGAAGGTAAAATCTCCTTCAATAGCGGTA